GCTCAAGTTGGCCCTGAACGGCGTGTACGGCGACAGCAACAACAAGTTCAGCGTGTTCTACGACCCGCTGTTCACCATGAGCATCACGCTCAACGGGCAACTGCTGCTGTGCCTGCTGGCCGAGCGACTGATGGAGATCGGCGGTCTGTCGCTGGTGCAGATCAACACCGATGGCGTCACGGTGCGCGTACCCCGCGCCAACATGTACTTTGTGGACAAGACGTGCGCATGGTGGATGCACATGACCGGGCTGAACCTGGAGCAGGTGCGCTACCGGCGCATGTACCTGCGCGACGTGAACAACTACATCGGGCAGTACGAGGACGGCACCGTCAAGCGCAAGGGCGCCTACGAGTGGAAGACCGGCTGGCACCAGAACGCTGGCGGCCTGGTGATCCCCAAGGTGGCCGAGAAGGTGCTGGTGGACGGCGCACCGATCCGCGAGACGGTGGAGAACTGGCCGCACCTGCACGACTTCATGCTGCGCATCAAGGTGCCGCGCTCCAGCTACCTGCAGTGGGGTGACCACCAGGCGCAGAACACAACCCGGTACTACGTGGCCAAGGGCGGCAAGCCGCTGACCAAGTGGATGCCGCCGCTCAAGGGTAAGACCGACTGGCGCAAGTTCGCCGTGGAGAGTGGGTGGAACGTGCAGGTGTGCAACAACATCAAGGATGTTGGGCTGCCTGTGGACTTTGACTATTACGTACAGGAGATCGAGAAACTATGCCTGGCTTTAGCGTGAACCAAGTGCAACACGGTGGCGATCACTACAAGAAGCAAGTGATCCAACCGTGGGACTACATCGCTGCGAATCAACTCGGTTACTTCGAGGGTAACGTGGTGAAGTACGTTAGTCGGTGGAAGGATAAGGGCGGCGTGGAGGACTTGCGAAAGGCTCGGCACTATATCGACAAGTTGATCGAGTTGAACATCAGCAGCATCGAGCCGCACGGGTACTGATGTGATTCATTACCACGGTCTGCCAATCACACCGCAGAACGCTGCTGCTTGCGCGATAAACGCAGGGCACGCTTTTGTCAGCTTCGCTCATCCTGGTCAACTCGGTGTGGCGGTTGAACTGTGTCAGTCGTTCGCTATCGACAACGGCGCGTTTTCTGCGTGGAAGGCCGGCTCTCCTGTGACCGACTGGAGTCCGTTCTACGAGTGGGCAGAGGAATGCCGTCGCATCCCATCGTGTGACTTTGCAGTCATCCCAGATGTGATTGACGGGTCAGAGTTGGACAACGACTTTCTGCTGTACGAATGCCCATTGCCGGTGTGGTTTGGTGCTCCCGTATGGCACATGCACGAAAGCCTTGATCGGCTGGACCGGCTGGTACATCAGTACCCTCGGGTGTGTATCGGCAGCAGCGGCGATTACGCAACGGTCGGCAACGAGGTGTGGTGGCGTCGAATCAACGAAGCCATGAGCGCTGCCTGCTCACCCGATGGTCGCCCGTTGTGCAAGTTGCACGGCCTTCGCATGCTCAACCCCAAAGTGTTCACGCGCCTGCCATTCGCCAGCGCAGACTCGACCAACATCGGTCGAAACGTGAACATCGACGTTCACTGGTCAAAGGGTAACTATCTGCCCCCGACCAAAGAAGTGCGAGCGCAAGTTATGCGTTCGCGTATTGAGGCGCACAACGCGCCAGCAACCTACGACTTTAAGGAGTCAACTTGAATCTCACCATCGCAATCGCGGCTTACGCCGCAGCCATGACTCTTGCCAATCTGAGCGTGGCAACCTTTGGCCCTTGGGTCAGCCCAATCAATGCCTTCGTCCTGATCGGCCTAGACCTCGCGCTGCGCGACTGGCTGCATGTGCGCCTGAAGGTCTGGCAGATGGGCTCGCTTATCGCCTTCACCGGGGCGCTGACCTTTGTGCTGAACCCGGCTGCCGGCCAGATCGCCATCGCCTCGGCATGTGCGTTCACCGCTGCGGCAGTGGTGGACTGGGGAACTTTTGCAAAGCTCAGAGGTACGTGGCTGTTCCGCGCCAACGGATCAAATGCTGCAGGAGCTGCGGTGGACTCGCTGATCTTTCCGACGTTGGCGTTTGGTGCGCTGATGCCTCACATCGTGGCGCTGCAGTTTGTGGCCAAGGTGGCAGGCGGCGCACTCTGGTCATGGCTGCTCAACAAAAGGCTTGCAAATGCTTGAAAAGAACATCGAAGCGAAGGTCTGCGGCTACGCCCGTGAGCGCGGGCTGCTGGCCTACAAGTTCACATCACCAGCGCACGCCGCGGTGCCTGACCGACTGTTCGTGCTGCCCAACGGGCGCATGTTCTTCTGCGAGTTCAAGCGCCAGGGCCAGAAGCCCACGCCGCCCCAAGAGCGCGAGCATCTGCGCCTGCGGCAGCACAAGGTCAGCGTGTTCGTCATCGACAACGTGGACGCTGGGCTGCGCATGGTTGACGAGATGCTGACGACATGCTGACGCCCAACCTGCTCCACGACTACCAGAAGAAGGCGGTCAACTTCCAGTCCACCCACGTCAATTCGATGATGTGGCTGGACATGGGGCTGGGCAAGACCATCGTCACGCTCACCACCATCGCGCACCTAATCAAGACGCGGTTCCTGCGGGGCGTGATCATCATTGCCCCCATCCGCGTGATCCGTCTGGTGTGGCGCCAAGAGGCCGCGAAGTGGGAGCACACCAAGCACCTGCGCTTCAGCATGGTCACCGGCACCCGGGACCAGCGCACCCGGGCGCTGATGCGCGAGGCTGACGTGTACCTGATGAACTACGACAACCTCAAGTGGCTCGGTGAGACGCTGCACACCTACTACGTCAGCAAGGACAAGCCGCTGCCGTTCAACGGTGTGGTGTGGGACGAGATCAGCAAGATGAAGAACAGCGCCACGGACCGCGTGCGAGCGGTCAAGCGCATTCTCGACAAGTTCGACTGGACGACCGGCCTGACCGGCACCCCGGCCAGCAACGGCTACAAGGATCTGCACGGGCAGTACCTGGTGGTGGACAAGGGGCAGCGCCTGGGCACCAGCAAGACCGCGTTCAAGACCCGGTTCTACAAGAAGGCCGGCCCCTACAAAGAGGTGCCCTACGACGACACCGAGACGGTCATCAAGACCCTCATCGGTGACATCACGCTGGAGATGAGCGCTGAGGACTACAACCCGCTGCCCGACCTCATCGTCAACAACATCGAGGTGGAGATGCCGCCCGAGTTGCGGGCCAAGTATGACCAGATGGAGCGCGACTTCTTCACCGTGCTCGACAGCGGCAAGGAGATTGAGGTGTTCAACTCGGCCGCACTGACCAACAAGTGCCTGCAGTTCAGCAACGGCGCGGTGTACCCCATCGCAGGCATGCCGCTGTGGGAGCCGGTGCATGAGTTGAAACTCGATGCGCTCGACGAGATCCTTGATGAGGCGCAGGGCTCGCCTGTGCTGTGCGCCTACGCTTACCGCTCAGACGCAGAGCGGATCATGGAGCGGTTCAAGGCGCTGCGGCCAATCAACCTGACCGAGTGCAAGACAGAGCGCGAGTTGAACAACGCGATGGAGCGGTGGAAGAGCGGTGACTGTCCCCTGATGATCGGCCACCCGGCGAGCATGGGCCACGGCATCGACGGGCTGCAGCACAAGGGCCGCACGCTGGTGTGGTTCGGGCTGAACTGGAGCCTTGACCTGTACGACCAGTTCAACGCCCGGGTGCGCCGGCAGGGTCAGGGTGCTCCGGTGGTGTGCCATCGCATTCTGTGCCAGGACACCCTCGACCAGGCGCAGGCTCTGGCACTGGACGAGAAGGCGACTACGCAGGCCGGTCTGCGTAGCGCCGTGAAGGAATACCGGAAGCAAAAAGGAGTGTGAGATGGAAGGCTACCGACTGATCGAACTGGACGTGATCCGCTGGGCCGAGGCCCGCAAGATCATCCCCAACAGCACCCCGATGGCGCAGGCCATCAAGACGCTGGAGGAGGTGACCGAGTTGATCTCTGCGCTGCACCGCAACAACCGCGAGGAGGCGATCGACGCCTATGGGGATGTGCTGGTGACGCTGATCATCGGTGCCGATCTGGCGGGCTTCGACCTTGTGGACGCACTGGCCAAGGCGTACCATGAGATCAAGGATCGCAAGGGCACTTTGCGAGGCGATGGTGTCTTCGTCAAAGAGGCAGCATGACCGTCAAGATCACCAGTGATCGGGCCGCAGCGGTGGATCAGGACTACTTCTGGCGCCCCCTGCACACCTGCCCGCTGTCGGCCAAGGTCCAACTTCTAACCGAGGGCGGCGTGGCTGTGTACGGGCAATACAGCCCCGGCAAGCCTGGTTACGTCGGCTGGGCACCGCTGCCCAAGAAACCGGAGTGGATGAAGTGACAACACTACGCGAAGCCGCCCAGCAGGCGTTGGAGGCTCTGGAAGAGTTGAATGGCTGGCAGTCGCTGGCGCCGCCGTTGGCGTCCCAAGCTGGGAGACAGGCGGCAATCAACCTGCGCACCGCGCTTGAGCAGAAGCCAAAATTCACCCTTTCATGCGGCTGCCCATCGCAATACGGCGGTGTGCCTGCGTACTGGGACAGAGATGGCGGCACTTCCTTCGGCATGATCTGCGAGAAGCATTGGCATGAGTACGGCGCAAGGAGCAACGCATGAGCCTCGTCACCCCCGTGGTCGTGTTCTTTGCCGTGAACCCCGACGAAGAACTGACCAGCGAGGACATCGCCGCGAAGTGGGATGTCGATCAGAACAACATCGGCAAGACGCTGCGCTACGCCGAGCAGAAGGGCTGGGTCATTGCGACCAAAAAGCCCAACCCGTCAAGGCCAACCAAGCAGATACTGTTTTACACCGCAGGCCCGCGCCTGCTCAAGGAGATCGGAAAATGACCTCTCGAATCCCCAACGGCTGCGACCAGCAGGGGCGCCACCCCCAGGCCGCCGAGTGCTGCACGGAACTTGGCCAGGAAGAGCCCGAGTTCTACGGCCGCGAGTTTTGGAAGGAAGAGGCCATCTCCTTAGGCATCGTGGCCGTCGGCTTGGTGGGCATCTTGGGCCTGCTGGCCATGTTCATCGCGGGCTAGGCCCGTCAGAGCAAAGCGGCCTCGGCTGCACGGCGCCGCACCAGACCCGGCAGCACGCGGCCTCCGCCGCGTGTCCACAGCATCAGTTGCTCCATGGCGTCTT